CCACTTGGTAAATCTATACCTTTATTCGTAGATGTATTTAATTTCTTTTCTATAGATGTTTTGTTTTTTAATTTTATAGCTGTGTCTAATTTCTTTCTCTTAGGTACATCTAAGTTTCCTGTAAGAGTGTAAAACTTAAAACTAACACCGCTAACAGTTCTACCTGACTGCTCAGCAAAAGTTCTAATACCTTTACTGTTTGATACTGCATCTTTAACTACTTTTAATAAATTTGACTCTTCTTTTGGAGTCCAGAATCTTAATGTTGCCATTGTGTTTGATTTAATATTTGATTAATTGATTTTTGCGATACAACACATACAAGATGTGTCAAAGTATTCTACGTATATATAAGAATCTCCTTCTTTTGTTTCTACTATAGAATGTTTAATAGGTTCAAACAATGTGATCAGTTTATCAATTGTTTGTTCTTTTGCTTTTAAGAATACATTAATAGGATTGTCATATCTGTCTCTCCTAGAAAATGTCATAATGAAGTTATTAGTAAACTTTTTAATATGTGCTTTACATGAAGTTGCTGTGACACAGAAGTCTAAATCAAATAATGTTTTACTTCTATTATTGTCTGCTTGTAATATATCTCCAATGTGCATATTGATAGGATGTCTAGCTATTGCTAACTGCCTTACTAATACACTTGGTGAATATTCATACAACTCGAACTGTTTAGCACCATACTGTAATAGATCATCAATATAACTATTGAAGTCTGGTCCAGGCAATCCTACCACCTGTTCAAATTTGAACTTGGTTAATAGGAATTGTCTAACTCTATGCTTCTCATGAGCATTTAGGTAAGTGTTTTTTGTCATGATTTCTATGTTTGTTTATGATTTCTTGTTAAAAAAAGCTCCCCAGAATCACCTGAGGAGCCCACACATAACTAACCCACCTTTAATTTCTTTATATATTTAGAAATAGTCTGCTCATCCCATAAGCTCATCATTTGACTTGCTTTATCTGTTAGTTTATTACTATTCCATAATATACCAACTCTGAGTTGTTTAGCCCATTCTTCATATGTAAGCTGTTCTTCAGGAACTGTGCTTGATTGTATTTTAATGCTTTCCATGTTACATTGATTGAATAATATTATATAATTTGTTAATGCGTGTTTGCCATCCTTCTTTATTTTGTCCAAACCAATAAGAATAAGACTGTTTACTTTTAGGTTTAATTCTAAATAGTTCAGTTAATTCAAATTGTATAAAATCACAATCAAATATGTAATCTCCATACAATTCTTCTATATCTTCACCAGATGCTTTTGCAGCTGCTTCAAGATAATAGCAGAATCCATGACTTACATGTGGATCAGCACAAACTATTTTCATTAGCTTCTTATAGAACTTCTTACGTTCTGCTTTTGTTAGCTGTGTCATAATTAATTGATTTAATATTATTCTGGATCATTATCACTCTTGTCCTTAGGGTGATCATTTAACCATTCTGTATCATCATATTCTTCTTCATCATAGTTATACTCATCATCCATAACCACTCTGATTGTAACTTTATCACTATATATGACAGGAACTAAATGATCTTCATCAAATATATCCATCTCAATCTCTAATATACCATCATCTTCCTCTAGTATACGATTGAAGTCATCTGTTGTTACATCTCTGAGCTCATCAGCTTGAGGACCATCGTCCCACCAACCAATCATATCTGATGTGGCTATAATATCAGCCTTATCATCTGGATTAGCTGTAATAGAGACAATCACTGGTGCAACTGGATAACCATATGCCTCAATAACATCTTTAAGTGTCAATCTTGTCCAAGCAATAGAATATATCTTACCTTGGTCATTCTTGAACATCATATCTTGCGTGAGTTCTTCAGGCTGATATGATGCAAATAGTAATTTTGCTAATATATACATAACTAACGTTTTTGTTGTTTAGATTTAATAATGTGCTGTCTCGGTTTACGTGAGTCAACACTATTATCTTGTTTAGTTCCTAATTGTAAGAGCATATTGTGTGCTCTTCCTGTTTGTTTTACATCAGGATGAGATAGTATTCTGTCTACTACCTCATCTATAGATATATAAGTTTCTTGCATAATGCTATATATATTGGTCTGTTGAACCAGCATCATAACCAGCCATAAATGCTTCTTTCTTCAAACTATCTGTATATATATCAAAGTACATATATGAACCAAGATAGCCCATAACTGATAGCATACATAATAATCCAAGGTTATTACCACTAAACTCTGTTATAATAGGTATAGTGACAATGATAAATGTTGTTACAATGGCTAATAATACAGCCATAATTAAAGTAAAATGTTTCATAAGTGGTGTAATTAATTGATTAGTAATGTGTTGTGTTAATATTGTATGGTTATAAACTCTGGTAGTTCGTTCATGATTGTCTAGTTTTTATTAGTTCTTTAAGACGGTTTGGTAATGTACTGTGCTCTCCTGATATAATATAATCAGGTCTATTAGCTTGATACCAATGTCTATAACATAATAATGTATGATCACGTAGAATGTAATAAGTCTTCCCAACTGTAGCATACCTACTATTTGTAGGCTTGCAATGTGTACAATTCTCCATAACTAATTGGTTTTAAATATTTTAATGTTGTCAAAGTCATCTTCACCACCTAATACCATATATGCTATAAGCATAGATATAGAATAGATAGTGTTCATGATTATAAATACCTCAGAGTTAATAGCTTGGCTGTATGTAAAGCCAAAGCCTGTAATCATCATAAAGAATAGGACAAATACAAATGGTATTGTCCATAGAGCTAATAAGTTAGCAATGTGTTTAATTAAGTTCATAATGTGTTAAATGATTGGTTAATAATGTGTAAAGAACGAATATATAGCCTAATGTTGCCTCAGCTTATATATTCTAATGTATTCATATGCAACAAAAAAGGTGAAAGGACTGAGTTACCCTCTCTGTACCGTTTAGCAGGTTGAAGCTGAAGATTATTCTATATCTACAAATATCAGAGCATACGTTCCCTGATAAGTTAAACCTAAATCACCAACGAACTATTATATCCATATTAGGTTGTATGTATGATATAATAGCTAACTTACATTGGCTACCATTCAATCCCTCTGCACTCATATATAACCATTGAATCACTCAATGCGTTTATATCATGGCTTATTCAGCTCTTATTATATATGTCTATCCTTGGGAAATAGAAATGGTGCATTATATATTAAATAGCAAGAATAAGAATATGAACGCTATTGTCATATATATGATATTCATAGTCTACAAAGTCTACAACATAAGAATCAGGTATATCATTGTCTTCTTTATCATAAACAAAACAAATAGACTCTCCATTATTAGGAATATGTTTAGGATTATATATAATATGCTCTATGTCTTTATTCTCAACTCTAATAGTGAGTATAACTTCTCCTTCCATATAATTGTTATTTAATGCTATATATATCTATTGATAGATAGGTTTTATAGCTTGTTAGTTAATGTTATTAATCCATAGTTATGTTACACACCCATTCATTTACATACAAATATGTAATAGTATTGTGTATATATTCCCACAACCCCTTACCCCTACACCCACCTGTATATGAAAAGAAAGGGGTTTTATCCCCTTTCTTATTATTCACTACCAAGCTTCAGCTTCAAGATTAGGTTTCTTCTCTTCAATCTTAACATTGATACGACTTCCACCTTCAGGACGAGCAATAACAAACTTCACAACTTGTTCGCCTGTTTCCTTATCAATCAATGGCTCTTTGTTCTCAAGGTCTTGGAAGATTAATTGTCTTTGAACAGGATAATCTAACATTTGACCAACAGTCATTCTACCATTACGAATGGATTTACTTAATCCTTTACTAAAACACAACAAGCCATACTCGCCTGTTTCATCAGTGTCTTCATAATTCAAACGAATTGTTACACACTTTGTGTCTTCAGCATCACGAACATTCTCACTCAATGATTGAGAGATAGATTCATTTAGATAGTCACGAAATGAACCCAAGATGTCACGCTCTGCAGCATTAACATTACCTTGTTTTCTAATAGAAAACAATTGAGCTTTTGCAGGAGCTTTACCTGTTTTTGGTTTTTGAGTAATTGTACCCATAAGATTGGTGGTTTTTGTTTGTGCTTATGACCTGCACGCTTTGGTTGGTTGATTGTGCAACATAGGGGGGATACCCCCACATTGCTGATGATAGGGAGGGTTTTAATTGGTAGTACCCTCCCCTCCCATCTATATAACAGGCCCCATAATTTAGAAAAAAATTATTTTCCCTGTTCCACAAGAAATAGTTCCACGTGGAACATTCGCCATAACAGTCTGATACCCACTGCGTTAACGCAAAAAGCTGCATGAATTTTTCCAAATTGTTAGTGTAGACAACTAGGTTTGTCCAGTTTTTAATACAATAAACTGGACATTTGTTACACTTATATATAGATGGGTAACAGCTTTGGTCAAGCTAACGCTTTACTATTCTTCCCCTATAGTCAAGCTGTAGCTTTACATAATGTCCCTTATAATACGCAATTGCATATAATATGTTCTTTATAAGGGATGTTATATGTTTTATAATATAGTGTTGTACCATAATTATAATCTCCTGTCATACAAGTTATCCACATTTGGAAAATAGATTTGTTTATATCACATCCTAATCCCTAACTTTGGGGAGTGTGGGTGGGGTAGTATATAGAAGCTTATATATAATGTTCAATTAAATAGTTGCATAATATAGCAATAACATATATAAATAACCTTCCTTGTTATTTGAAGATCAATATATTACACCTATCTTTGCTTTAATTATATATGGAAAAGAACAAGACAATAGTACAAAGACTTAAAAAAACTGTTTCGAGCAGCTATACAGTTGCAGAGAAGTATTACAGTGTCTTGTCTGCTATTAATAATTTGAAGCTTACAGAGAGGGAGATACAATTAATATCCTTCGCTGCCATTAAAGGGAATATAAGTTATGCCAATGTAAGGGAAGAGTTTTGTGAAAGGTATAAAAGCTCCCCTGCCACCATCAATAACATCATCTCTAAGTTAAAGAAACAAGGTGTGTTTGTTAAAGACGGTACAAAGGTGAAGGTGAACCCCTTGATTATTCTAGATTTTGAAAAGACCATTGTATTACAGATAACTATAGACAATGGATAAGCCAATATCAATCTCCGTAAAGGATTTCCTTATTAGGACGTTGGCAGTGAAAATCCTTACAAGTGAAAAGACTATTGAGGCAATCATTAACCACCAGTTCCAGTCAGCAAACGAGGCTACAGATTTAAACAATAGCCTGGAGATTTCTGGATTTGGTAAATTCTTCTTTAATAAGAAGAAAGCTTCTAAGAGAATAGAGGCTCTGTCTGTAAAGAAAGACATATTAGAAAAGATTATTGCTGATGAGGTCACGTCTGAACAGAAGAAAAAATCTAGTGCAGTTACATTAGAAAAGACTATAGCTACGATACATCTATTAAAACAAAGAACTACATATGAAGATTAATTTCTCCCAAGTGTACGAGGGGTGGAAGAACAACCTATTCCCTTCAGCAGATATGAAACCTCTTATTGAGGAAGTGGCTGCTTATAGAATGGAAATATGTAATGGGTGTTCTAAGCATTCAAAGAATCACAGTACATCTAGACCAGATGACCATTGCACAGATTGTGGATGTACGTTGTCTGCTAAGGTGAGATGTCTTTCATGTGAATGTCCTTTGAAAGTTCCAAAATGGTTACCTGTAATAGATTCTCTTGATAAAGAACACGAAATAAAAAATGCAATCGATGGAAAATAAAGAAGTGCACATTAAGATGATTCCTTTAGACAACCTAATTGACGTGCTTGTATCATTGTATAACAATGGTGTAGACTATATTGATTTGGCTGGTGTGGCAGGCGAGGGAGTGGATCAACTTGCTATATCGTTTACAACGGAGTATATGAATGATGAACATAAAGAGAACTTTGATTATATGGAGAAGGATGATGCCACTGATATAATCATAGACGTGAATACTAAACTATCCGATGAGGATATAAACGACTTAGTGTAATGAATAAGAAGAACAACTACCAACAGTCTCTTCATATATTGCAAGAACTACATAAAGACTTCCCAACCTACGGATTAGGAAGACATTTAGCTACAGCTCTTTCAGATTATGGAGATATATGGGGGATAACAGATAAGGAACTAGCATTTGCTTTGGACAAATATAAGTCTGAGCTTGAAATGGACGTTCCACATACAGATGATTCTGAACTAGATAAGATTATTAAAGATGGTATGGACCTAGATAACATTCTAAAAGAGGAGGACTCAGATGGCGACTACTAAAAAAGCACTATTAATAGAGTATGAACTAGAGTTTCTAGAAATGAAACTTCAGGAATTAAAGGAATATATACAAGCCAACCCTTTCTCAGCTCTTGCTGATAGAATGGCTTATAAAGAAACCAAGACAGGTGGAGCTATTCCTATTTGTATAGCAAATAAGGAAGCCCAGAGAAAAGATCTCACACAAGCACTTAAGGATTATGCAGAGATTCTACGTACAGTGGATTCAATGAGAGAGAAAGAAGAATCAAAAGTGGAGGTGAGAGGTAAAGGAGAACTAAGTGGTGCTGCTGCTAAGTTTCTTTCAAACAGAAAATAGATGGAAACTACAATACAGAGTATAGACTATAGTGATTGGTTCATTAACCAGAAGCGTATTCCAGACCCTCAGTCTCAGGAGTATGATGAGTTTTTTGAATTCCATGAAGATTTATGTAAGAATGGTGCTATGATGGGAGGAGTTTATATAAACCCTTTCCTATATTGGCACTTAAATATGTGGCATACAGAGGTGGATGTAATTGATGAGCGTGGCAGGATTTCACAGAAATATGCCAACCCCTTCCTTAGGGACAATGAGTGGGTAATAACAAACGAAATTGACAGAGCACAGAATGAAAAGAAGGGCTTAGTCATTCTAGGTATTAGACGTTTAGCCAAGTCCGTTATAGAAGCTTCTTATGTTTCATGGGGTGCAACGTTTGATGAGAACAGCCAGAATATTATTGCTGGTCTGAACGCACCAGATATTAAACTTATTACAGATAAGATAGATAAAGGCTTGAACTTCCTTCCTGAGTATTGGAGATTCCAAAGAATTGAAGATAACTGGAAGAATCAAGTTACATTAGGTGTCAAAACTAAAGGAGGAGAAAGGATTCCATTCTCTTCCATTCTTATTCGTAACCTAGATGAAGGTAATAATGAAGAGGCAATTGCAGGTACAAAACCACGTAAATTAATTATAGATGAGATCGGTAAAGGAAATTTTCTCAGAGGCTTACAAGCTGCTATTCCAGGTTTCACAACTCCTTATGGTTGGGGATGTAGTCCAATTCTTACTGGTACAGGTGGTGATATGAAGAAATTTATGGATGCAAAGAGCTTAATGTTCGATGTAGACAACTTCAACTTCCTTACATATAATAATGAGAAAGATACAACTAGGGTTCATGGGTTGTTTATTGGACATAAGTATAGGATGGAAGCTAAAGAAGATTCTACATTAGGAGCTTTCTTAAATGAGCCAGCCAAATCAGAACTACACAATGTAAAGATGCTAGTCTCTAATGAAGAGAAAGCTACCAAATTAACAAATGATAATCTAAATAGACTTAAGAAAGCTGGAGATAGAATAGCCTATTTGAAAGAGAAGATGTACTACCCTCAGGAAGTGGATGATATATTCTTGAACGAGGATACAAACATCTTTGATATTGAAATAGCTAAGAGGCAAAAGATTAGGCTTTTACAACAAGAGCGTACAGGTACACCAGTTGTGTTATTTAATGATGATGGTGTAATTAAGCATGAGTTTACAGACAAGCTTCCTATATCAAACTTTCCATTAAAGAACAGTGATACAAAAGATGCTCCTATAATTATATATGAATTCCCTGTAGAAAACCCTCCTTATGGATTATACACAGCAGGAGTCGATCCTTATAGACAAGGACAATCAGCATATAGTTCCTCATTAGGATCTGTTTATATATATAAACGAATGCATGATCTTACAGGAGAGAAGTATCAAGATATGTTTGTTGCTAGTTATTGTGCACGACCTGATAAGAAAGAAACTTGGGAAGAACAAGCTCGTCTACTTATCAAGTATTACAATGCTAGAACCTTATGTGAGAATGATGATATATCATTTATCGAACATATGAAAGCAAAAGGAGATGCTCATTACCTAGAGAAACAACCTCAATGGCTTATGGAGATTGTTCCAAATAGTACAGTTAAAAGAGAATTTGGTATTCATCGTTCAAGTCAGAAGATAATTAACTACCTTCACACCTGTTTAAAGAAGTATATGGAAGATTCTGTATATAAAGAGACAGATGAACTAGGTAATGTTACAAGAGAAGTGTTAGGGGTCACTAAGATTTTTGATCCTGTACTACTTGAAGAAGTGATACAATATAATGACTCAGGTAACTTCGATAGAATCATTGCTGCAGAATTAGCTATCGCACAAGCAATGAAGATGGACCCAATCATGGGAAAGATTGGTGGATCAGGTGATAGTAGAGTGGCTTCCTTGCACTCAAAGAAAAAAACAGGAAGAGTGTTATTTGCTGATCCCAAAGCAATTGGCATGAATGGACATTCAAAAATTAAACGAAATAAATTGTTTTCATAATGGCAATTATAAGATATACAAAAGATGCAACAATTAGGTATGCCTACCTTAACATATTCCCAGATCAATTTAAAACTGATAAAGAAAAGCAAGATGAGAGCTGGGTTAAAAATACAATGGACTATTTTGCAAACAAAGCTTATGCTGAGTATGTAAAGAATAGAGACACCTTTGTAAAAAACTATGACCTAGTTAAGGGCATTTTACGTACAGAGGATTTTTATCAAGAGCCAGCTGTTAAGAGCTTTACAGAAATGCTTACAGCAGATCTTGGATTGCCATCTTATGTAAAACATTATTCCATCCTAACAACTCCAATCAATGAGTTAGTAGGAGAGATTAGCAAAAGACCTGATGCTTTTCGTGTAAAAGCTTTCGATGATGACAGTAGAGCTGAAGAGCTTGAATTCAAGACAGGTATATTACAGGAATTTGTAATGAACCAAGCTAGACAAAAGATACAAGAGAAAGCAGCATTACAAGGAGAAGAGATTCCTGATGAAGAGTTACAACAAATGACAATGGAGGAAGTGAAGGATGAAATAGATTCTTACACATCTGTTGCAGAGAAATGGGCTAACCATGTTCTTACAGCACAAAAGGCTGAGTTTGTTGTTAAAGAAAAATCAGAAGATGCATTTAGAGATTTATTAATTTCTGCTAGAGAGTTCTATCATATATATGAGGACAACTCTAAGACAGGATTTAACATAGAGGTAGCCAATCCTAAGAACACTTGGTTCTTAACAACTCCTGATAGAAAGTATACATCTGATGTAACTGGTCGTGCACAAGGAGCATATGCTGCAGGAACTGTACAAGTTATGGAACTATCTGAAATTATTGAGAGTGTTCCTGATATTACTAAAGACGAGATAGACCACTTAAGAAGCTCATTACAAGACTATGGTCTTATTAATGTAAGAGAATCCAATCTTGGTAATCCAGACGCTACACCAGGCCAGGATTCAGTACAATATGATACATTCGATCCTCTTGTTCTACAAACTAGAATGATGATTGAATCTGAGATGAAAGAGAACGATGATGGACTTAAAGATTTCTTAGGACTTACAAATAACGTAAGCTCATTTGGTTACAAATATGTAGTGGTAAGAAGCTATTGGATTTCTAAGAAGAAGATAGGTAAGTTAATCTATTTAGATGAGATGGGCAATGAACAATCTATGCTTGTAGATGAAAACTATAAGAGTGGAACAATGCCTACACAAGAGTCATTAGAGTGGGGATGGATTAACCAGTGGTATCAAGGTATCAAGATTGGTCCAGACATCTACCATATCAAACCATATAAATTACTTCCGTATTGTCCAATCATTGGATTAGTACATGAGGTTAAGAATACAGAGGCTAAGAGCTTAGTAGATATGATGAAGCCTTTCCAAACTCTATACAATGTATGTATGAACCAATTGTTCAGACTACTTGAGAAGGAGATTGGTAATGTTGCTTCTGTAAATATTAGAAGAGTACCAAGAGTTAAGGATGGTGATGCTCAAGATGATATTGATGTATGGGAATTAGAAGCAAGAGAAAGAGGTATCATGTTTGATGATGATAGCCCTGAGAATACAAAAGCTCCAGTTACAAATACATCTGTAGCTAAGAACGTAGACTTAACAAGAACAGGTGAGATACAAGCTAGATATAATCTTGCTATTCAGTTAAAGAATGAGTGTTGGGAACTTATAGGTATGTCTAAGCAAAGAATGGGATCTGTATCAGCTAGTGAATCAGCTACAGGAACTAATGCTGCTATTACACAATCATATTCTCAAACAGAACCTTTGTTTGTAGCACATGAATATGTATTAGGACAATTATACCAAGCAATCATTGATGCTGCTTTATATACAGAAAGTTCTAAACCTCAGTCTACTATTTCTTACATCACTTCTCAAGGTGAATCTGCATTTGTACAAGTGAATGGTTCAGATATTAGATTTAGAGATCTTAAAGTGTTCTTAACTAATAGACCAGAAGATAAACAAATGTTTAATGAAATTAGAGGTTTATCTCAAGCTGTTATCCAAAATGGTGGAAGCTTATATGATATTATTGAGCTTTACAGCACAAACTCTGTACGTCAAATGAAGAGAGTGTTCAAGACACTTAAAGAAAGACAAGAGCAAATGCAGGATCAACAAATGCAACAACAGCAACAACAAATCCAACAACAACAAGAACAAGCTCAGGCTCAGATACAAGCAGCTCAACAAGCACAACAGGCACAGCAAGCTCATGATGACTATCAAAATGAACTTGATAGAATCAATAAGGTTCAGATAGCAATGATTGCTGCTGAGTCTAAGAGTGGTCCTCTATCTGATGTTGATATAAGTGGAACACCTGATGTATTGGAAACTAATAAGTTAGCTAATGATCAAATGAAAGCATCTAAAGATTATGATATAAAGATGAGTCAAATACAAGCTCAGAACAAACAAGCTTCTGATAAGATGAAGATAGAGATGGAGAAATTAAAGGTGGCTAGAGAAAACCAAGCAAATGATTTAGCTGTTGCTAGAGAGAACGCAAAGGGAAGAGCTAAGAAAACCAAATAATTATGTTTGACAAACTCATTGATGTACTACTTGAATGGTGGGGACAAATCATCCCCTTTTATATAATAAGGGATTATGAAGCAGCAGTATTATTGAGATTTGGAAGATTTAAAAAAGTAATTGGTCCTGGCCTTCATTTTAAGATTCCTTTCTTTGATGAGGTGATAGATCAACATATTGTCACCACTACATTAAGTCTTGATGCACAATCGTTGTATACCAAGGACAAACAGAACATTGTTGTTAAAGGAGTTATCAAATATAAGATAGGAGATGTAAAAATCTTTCTATTAGAAGTGTGGGATGCACAAGATGCTCTGTCAGATATGGCATCAAGTATTATAAAAAACGTCATTATGTCTATGACTTTAGAAGAATGCACAGATTCAGAAATAGATAACACTCTTACTAAAAAAGTTAGGGTGGAGGCAAAGAAGTGGGGAGTTGAAGTTCAACAAGTTACGCTTACAGATCTTGCCCCAATAAGAAGTTTTAGGCTTATAAATGATACATTTACAAACAAACTTGATTAGAGTAAAAAAAGTTAATGCTATATTATATTAAATAATGATCTATATAGTGTTCTACCTCTTTGCTATTAACTTAAGTTAATATACTTTTACATTAGAAAAACCAATTTTAAATTAACTACATATGGAGAATAACCTAGATAGTCCAAGTCTTGGAAACTTTAGTATACAAGACACAATGGAAATGGGGATGGGGAATCAAGAATTATTGAGCGATTTATTTGCTTCTGATACTGCTACAAGCAACCCTGATGATATTAAAGATATCGATGAGCCTGCAGCCCCTGCAGCAAAAAAAGTACCTGGTGCTAAACCAGCTGCTAAAACTACTAGTGAAGAAGGTGATGACGAACCTAAAGAAAAAGAAGATGCTTCTAAATCAATTCAAGATTTTCTTTTAGGAGAAGATGATGAAGAAGATACTGAAGATCAACCTGTTAAGAAAACAACAGAAGCTGCTAAAGCTGATGTTGCTGAAGATGGTGAAGAAGAAGCTGGTATAAACCAGTTCACTGCATTATCAAGAGATCTTTTGAAATTAGGTGTTTTCTCTCAAGATGATGATGATGAAGAAACAATCATAGATACTCCTGAAGCATTCCTTGAAAAGTTCAATGCTGAGAAAAAGAAAGGAGCAATTGAAGTGGTTGATAATTTCATTGGTCAATTTGGTGAAGATTACAAACAAGCATTTGATGCAATTTTTGTAAAGGGAGTTGATCCAAAAGAATACTTCCAAGCATTTACTGCAATACAAAACTTCTCTGATATGGATCTTACACAAGAATCAAATCAGACAGCAGTTATACAACAAGCGTTAACAGACCAAGGATATGATCCTGAAGATGTTACAACAGAAATAGAAAGACTTAAAAATTATGGTGATTTAGAAAGCGTTGCAACTAAACATCATAAGGTGCTGATTAAAAAAGAATCAGCAAAGCTTCAGCAAATGGAGCAACAAAAAGAGGCTCAATTACAACAACAAGCTCAATACAAGCAACAATATGCTACGAATGTAAACCAAGTTTTACAGGATAAGCTAAAAGCTAAAGAGTTTGATGGTATTCCTCTTAACCCAAAATTGGCAGGTGAACTACAAGATTTCTTAGTTACAGATAAGTATAAAACAAATTCAGGTGAAACATTAACTGATTTTGATAAAACTATCCTGGAATTAAAACGTCCTGAGAATCATGAGAAGAAGGTGAAGATTGCTCTATTATTAAAAATACTAGAAAAAGATCCTACATTATCTACGATTCAAAAGAGTGGCATCACCAAAAAGTCAAATGAGTTATTTGGTGAGGTTGCTAGACAGGCTTCTAAGACTTCTACAAAATCTTCTAAACCTGCCAGTGCATCATCTTGGTTTCAATAATTTATAAATAAACATTTAAAAAAATAACAAAAATGGCAATTCAAACAATTCCAGGTTTAACTGGTTTTACTTATGCTAGAGTAGCTTCAATGGACAAGCGTGCTGTAGGTAAGTTGACAGATTCGAACCACTTGGAAAGTTTTCACTCAACTGAGCCTGCTGACTACGATAAGAAAATTATCAGTTTGTATACGCAAAGCTCTCTTTACAGTAATGACTTTCTAGACATGATTAACAAGTCTACTCCATATTACATCGATAATAACAGCGATGCATGGAAGTGGCAAGTACAGGTTCCTTACAAGTTTCCAAAAATCATTGACATTCCTACAACAACTCTAGACTTAACTAAGCCTGGTATTGATGGTCAAGAATTCCAATTAGTATTAGATACTAATGAGTTTTCTAAGAATGCGATTGTTTCTGTTGGTACTCGTCAATATGGACCTCGTTTCTATGTAATCAAAGATCCTCAACCATGGAACATGGGATATTTGTATTCATTCACTTTGATCACTGATAACCCTACAGTTGATTTCGTAACTTCTACCTTCTTACAGATTGGTATTGAGTTAGAATTAGTTGATGCTGCTATCGGTGAATTCGATCAAGACTTATTAGGTCTTCCTCGTTTAGGTGAGCAAATCACAATGTTTGAATCATTAGGTTCTGCATATGGTTATGAGCACAAGATCACTGAGTGGGCTGATGATAAGATGATGGTTGATGCTTCTGGTAAAGCTTTGGATATCTTGGTTTATGCTCCTCAAAGACGTAACCAATTACCTTTAACTCGTAATGATGTTAAGTGGGAACCATTCATTGAGTTCTGGATGCGTAAATCTATGTTAGAATTGAAAGTTAAGCGTATGATCTGGGCTAAGCCTGGTACTGTGAAGACTAACGGTTCTAAGCAAGAATTAAAAAGAACTTCTGCTGGTGTTTACCACAGAATGAGAAATAACGGTAACTTAGTTCAATACAACCGTGGTGAGTTCACTGCAAACTTGATTCGTTCAGTGTTTGGTGACTTATTCTACAGACGTGTGGACGTTAAGGATCGTAGAGTTAAAATGTACACTAATGAAGCTGGATTCGATGTATTCCAACAAGCTTTGAAGAATGATGCATTAAACTCAGGTTTAACTTTCATGGCAGATAGCGGTAATCGTTATATGCAAGGAGAAGGTCAACACATCACTTACAACTTTGCATTCGATGCAATGGTTACACGTGAGACTGGTCGTGTTGAGTTAATTCACTTAAAAGAATTAGACCTTCCACAAACAAACTTAGAATTCGGACAGAACAAGAAATCAACTCCAGTATTTATGGTGTTTGATGTATCTCCAATGTCTGATGGTTCTATGATTAACAACATTCGTGAAGTACGTATGAAGGGTGCACCTTCTATGACTTGGGGTTATATCGATGGTACTCGTCACCACTTAGGCTTTGCTAAGTCTCAAGGTATGAGTTCTGCGAACAAATTCCCTGGATATGAAATTTGGATGAAAGATCGTTGTGATGTTTTCATTGAAGATTTATCTAGAACTGTGTTGATTGAGGAAATACCACAATTCTAATCTACCCCCTATGATCTCAGTATCATAGGCCTGTTTCCACTGGAAACAAAAATAACCGAGAAGAATCCCCCCCCACTCCTCCAAGTGGGGGAGTCTTCTCAAACACAAATGGATGGATTAAGAAATTCTTAATTGCATTCCCTTCGATGGGGACCATTTGCAAACAAACCAAACAACAACTACATATTATGGGTAAGACAGGAAAAATCTCCACTATTAAGAAGGAGTACAATAATTCTCAGTTACAAACAATGCAAGGTGGGCTTGCTGCTAAAGGAATGACAAGAATCCCTGGAACTGGTGTATTCAAATATCCTTACAAGGAACTTGATGGACAATACAGAACAGGTCTTGATGCTAATGCTTCTTATATTAGACGTATTAGTGATCCTTTAGAAAGACAATTAGAAACAGAAAGAGTAACTGCATTACGAGCAAAGTTAGAACAAATGTTAGGTGACATTGACTTAGGACCAAGATCAAAGTTTTGGAACTATGGTTTATCAACTTCTACAGATGATCAACTGCACGTACAACCAGTAAAGTTAATGGATGGTGATAACTATTATGATTTAGATATCCCTTTTCAAGAATTAGCTTTTGCATGGTTAAGAGTACATCCTACAATAGCTTCTAGCTACCAAGCTTGGGAGCGTGGTGAATTTGCTGCTGACACTCAGTTTTATGTTGTTGATGATGAGATTGAAAATGCAATTGTATTTAAAAAGAAACAATTGATTAACAAAGCAATCTCTAAGTTTGATTCAATGACTCCTGAGAAGAAGAAAAAAGTTGCAAGACTTTTAGGCTTACCTGTAACAGAAGATACTAAAGAAGAAGTAGTTTATAATCAAGTGGATAACATCTTGAAACAAACTGAATTCAAAAATGGTAAATACTCTGGTCTTTCTACAGTAGAAGTGTTCAATAGGTTTGCTGATATGAAAGAGCAATTACTCCATATTAGAGATCTTATTAAACAAGCAATTACACACTCAGTTTATAGAGTTAAACCTAATGGTAGAATCTACGAAGGTGAGTATGAGATTGCTGTAGATGAAGACGCATTAATTAAATTCCTTGCTGATGAAGATAACCAAGATGAGTTATTGACATTAGAAGGCAAATTGAAAACTAAAAAATTAGCTGCAATATGATCCCAGTAGATAGTTTATTATATAAGATTGATCAGAAACTAAATAAACTATCAACTAATGAGCATCAGCAAATCAACCTAGAAGACAAAATCCTAGCTTTGAATGAGGCTCAGATTAAGCTTATAAAGCAAAAGGTTGATGGTTTTAGTACTGTGTCAGGAATGGGTCTTGATGCGTTTAAGAAACGTTATGAAGACTTACAAAGTTTGGTGGTAACTTATAATCACCAACCACTTAAGTTAACACTTAAGAATGATGAATTACATCAGTGGTTTGCTAATATACATCTACTTGATCCAAAATACATGTTCTACATTGATAGTTATGTATTAGCAGATAAAGGACCATGTATAGATAGAAAGATATGGATTAATAGAGATATGGCTAAGCATGGTGATTTGCAATTCATTTTGACAAATGTACATTACAGGCCTTCTTTTGAATATCAAGAGACTTTTAATTTCATATCCTCAGATGAGATATCTATATTTACAGATGGTACATTTACACCAAAAGATATATATGTTTCTTATATGAGATACCCAGTGTACATTAACAAGACTGGTTATGTAATGTTTGATGGTGAAGAGTCTTTTGATCAAGACTGTGAACTTGAAACATATTTAGAAGATGAGCTTTTAGATTTGACAGTTCAAAACCTTGCAATGTATACAGAAAACCAGTCTGCTGTTCAAAGCTCAATGTATAGAATACAGACAAACGAATAACTTTTACAATTTAAAAATAAAACAAAATGGCAGATTTTTCCCTAACCTCCCTCTTTGTTGTACCAGTAGGCAATACCTTACCTAGCACTGGATCAACTCAGAATTTGACCGCTGGTCAATTTGGAATTTTCACTAGTATTTACACAGTGGCTAACGCTGGTAATATTACTGATTATCCATACTTTTACGTAGCTCAAGGTAGAGTAAACACTTATTTACAAGGTAGCAAAAGATCTGATAAGATCTCTGCTTCTAATGTTACTGCATGGTATACAGTTTCTGGTAATCCAGTTGCTGCTAACCAAGTAACTCAAGTTGGTAACTTTAATGTTAAAGCTGGTGATACTGTAACGTTCACTTTGCGTGCACATTCTAGCTACATTGACACTTTGTACTTCAATGGTTTCACTCGTAGTATTACAGTGGTTGCTCCATGTCTAGCATGTGGTGGTGATCCTTGTGCTGATGTTGATGTACCTGCATTTATCGATCAAGCAATTGCTAAATTCTTAGCAAAAGCTCCAGGTAACAACCCAGACAACATTTCTTTCAGTACTTTCTATCAATTCCAACGTATTGGAGATGATGCAAATGCTAAGTTAGTTATCTCTGGTAAGCCTTTAACTAAATATGGTCAGCCATGTGATGTTGCAGCTTTCCCTTGGGAGTATGATCGTATGTACTTCCGTACATTCGTTTATTCTGGTCCAGCTACAACTGCAGATTTCATTGTATTTGACAATTGTAATCTTGTTGCTGAGCCTGTTATCACTCAACGTGCTTCTTATGTATCTGGAACTTCTGCAGAAATTCAACAATTAGAAAAGAATTTCTATAGTTACCAAGCTGGTTACTTAAAGCATCTTTACAGAATGGTTGGTTATAACGAGAACTTTGAGTCTTGGGTAACTGATGGTACAACTTATGATACATATTACATCAAATTTAATGAGTATGATAAATCTGCTTATGTTTGGGGTGATTATATCAAAGAGGACAGTACAGTAATTTTAGCTATCCCTACAGGATACACTTCTGCAATCGAAACTGTTTTAGAAGCAGCTTTGGGTACAGTGTTGAATGAGAGTGGTACAATTACTTCTACAACTAGTACTACAACTACTATTTGGCCTAGTACTTCAACAACAACTACTTTAATCCCATAAGGAAAAAGGTAGATATCATATAACCTATGCCAGAGGGTGAGAGGATTAATTCTCAAATCCTCTGGCATTTTTATTTTAAATAACATGACTTTAGATATACTAGTAATACCTACTTACAATACATTGACTTTAGGAATTGCTGATGCATCAACATATGATACAGATCCTCCAGTAGTAACTGCTGCAACTATTACTATTACTATGCCAGGCTTTGATCCTGTATCCCTTCCTTTTAATGTAAATGACTTTAATATATTCAACTCTGCATCTCTAGGACTTAGTGTTGTAGGAGAACCTTTATTACCTTTACCAGATGGTGTATACAATTTAACATATACTGTTGCACCAGCTTATACATATTTTGTAAATAAAACCATCATGCGTACTGAATTAATTCAGGAAAAGTTTGATAATGCTTTTATGAAACTAGATATGATGGAATGTGATTTAGCTATTAGAACTCAATCTAAAGTTGATTTAACTAGCATCTATTTCATGATTTCTGGATCTATTGCTGCTGCTAATAACTGTGCTGTAGATACTGCTAATAAGTTATATGTACAAGCAAATAGAATGTTAAATAATTTTATAAGAAGTAATTGTGGTTGTTCTGGTAATAACTACATTAATAATTTTAGATAATATGGCAAACTGTAGAAACTGTGGGGCTAAGGTGGGATGTGGATGTCAATTAATTAATGGCTTATGTTCAGCATGTAATTATGCTGCACAACAAGTTACAAACCTTATTAAATATGTTGCAGCCAAGATTGACTAATTGTATAGAGTGTACAACTATACCTACTCTTTTGAGTGAGATTGATTGTAAGCTAACTGAGTTAGCTAATGATCAATATAATAATATTGTATTTGCTCTGAACTATCAACTGCCAGGAACTGCTATTGGTGATCTTTTAAATTACAAAAGAATATTAACTTATAAGTTTTGTAATCCAGATTATGCAATTAGATACACTGTAAAGATGATAGCAAGTAGAGTTAAAGTTTTAATTCATAAATAAAAAAAAATAAAAATGTCTTGTAATAATTGTTATAATGGATGTGTTGAAATTACATCTGATAAATGTGTTAGATATACAGGAATAGGCTCTGTTCCTTTAGGTATTGCAACAGGAGATACGTTATTGTCTGTTGAGACAATTCTTATTAATAATGTTGTTTCTTTTTTAACTGGTACTGGAATTGACATTACTATTGATCCAACAGCGTATTGTACTCTTGTTTCATCATTTCTTCCTGAGGGAACTCCTACATTAATAGATGTATTAACAGCATTGGTAAAAGCAGCTTGTGCATTGCAAGTTGAAGCTCTTAGTGCACAGTCACAAATTAATACTATTGATGCTCCTCTTACAGTGGGATGTTTAACTGGAGTTACATCAACTTCTGGCATTCATGATATTGTACAAGCGGTTATTACAAAGCTATGTACAGTAGAAACAAATTTAACAGCATTGACTTTAGATGTAGATACAAACTATGTTAAACTAGCTGATTTAAATACATTAATACAAGCTTATTTAGATAGTATTGTTCCTAGTACACAATACGGTAGCAGAATGGTTCCATATAGTGCTGTAGAATATTATGGTACATTAGCTAATTTTGATGTTACTGGTGCTGGTTTAGCTGGTCCTGGATTTACTGATATATATTTATGTAATGGATTAAACGGTACTCCTGATAAAAGAGGAAGAGTTGCTGTAGGTGCTATTGTTAGTGTTCCTGGTGGAGCATTAGATTCTACAGTTAATCCTTCTTATACAGGTAATCCAAATTATGCAATTGGTGATAGTGGTGGAGCTAATACAATAACTCTTACAGAGTCTCAACTTCCTGCACATACACACATTAATACATTAACTGATCCTACACATACTCACTTATTATTTGGTGGTAGTCAGGGTACAACAACTGGAACAACAATCGATGCTACACATGTAATGGCAAGAGCAAATGACAATAGTCAAACAAATGGTTATATAGGTATCAACTCTCCTGATGTTGCAACTTATGGATTGAGTGGTGCTACATCTTCAGGAGTATCTATAAATAATACTGCTATAGGTGGTGGAACAGCTCACGCTAATATACAGCCTGTAAAAGCTTGTTACTATATCATGTACATTCCTTCTTAATATATTTAAACCAACAATAAATGGCTTGTTTACCAGGAATGAACTGTGGAGGATATCAATCAAGTGGTTGTATTCCAGAGATTAATTCAAATTGTGTAGATTATAGTGGACCTAACCTTCCTGAAACAGGAATTCAAACTCATGATTGCCTAACACTTGCTATTGAAAAGATAGATGCAAAGTTAGGTGAAGTGGGTAATGGTACGTCTGGTACTTCTGGTTCTTCAGGTCAAACTTATGGAACAGCAGGTACAACAGGTACTTCTGGTGAAAATGGTACAAGTGGAACTTCTGGCACAAGTGGTTCTACAGGAACTACAGGTACAGCAGGTACTTCTGGTACAAGTGGATCAAATGGTACAACTGGTACTTCTGGTAAATCTGGTACTTCTGCTACTAGTGGATCTAGTGGTAGACAAGGTACAAGTGGAACAAACGGTTCCTCAGGTACGAGTGGATCTTCTGGTACAGCTGGAACATCTGGAACTAATGGTTCTTCTGGTACAACAGGATCTTCTGGTTTATCAGGTGATAGATATTTTACTACATCTGCAGATTCTTTAACATTAGGTAGTTCAGGATACCTTACTGTAGGATTAAACTTAGCATACACTCCTGGACAATCAATAATTATTTCTCATAGTGCCACTGAATATCAAGTGAGCACTCTACTAACATATAATGCTGGTACAGGTGCATTGTCTTTTGACACACCTTCTACAACAGTAGGATCTGGTACATTCACTGCATGGATTGTAAATTTACAAGGAGCAGCAGGTGGTGATGGGTCTAGTGGAACTTCTGGTTCTGCTGGAACTTCTGGTACATCAGGTTCTTCAGGTTCATCTGGTACATCTGCAACAAGTGGATCATCAGGAACTAGTGGAACAGCTGGTACAAGTGGCACTAGTGCTTCATCAGGTACAAGTGCTACTAGTGGATCAACTGGTACAAGTGGAACAAGTGGTAGGTCAGGTACAAGTGGTACTACTGGAACAAGTGGTACAAACGGTACATCTGGTACATCTGGATCAACAGGAACTACAGGTACATCAGGCACTACAGGTACAAGTGGAACAAATGGTACTTCTGGTAGTTCTGGAACTTCAGCTTCTTCTGGTTCTAGTGGAACTAGTGGTGCTAAAGGTACAAGTGGTACTAGTGGAACTAACGGTACTAGTGCAACATCTGGATCAAGTGGTACAGCTGGAACAAGTGGTACAACAGGAACTTCAGGAACAAATGGAACTTCAGGTTCTACAGGTACTAGTGGTACTTCTGCATCTAGTGGTACTTCAGCTTCTTCAGGACAATCTGGTACATCTGGTAGTTCAGGAACAAGTGCGTCAAGTGGTACATCAGGAGCTAATGGAACAAGTGGAACAACTGGTACTTCTGGTACAAATGGTACTAGTGGTACAAGTGGATCAACAGGATCTTCTGGAACAACAGGAACTTCTGGAACAAGTGCATCAAGTGGAACTTCTGCATCTTCAGGAACTGTAGGTACATCTGGAATAAATGGAACAGCAGGTACATCTGGTATCTCTGGTAATATATATGCAACAACGTCTTCTACTAACTTAACAATTGGTACAGGTACACAAAACCTTACAGTTGGATTAGGTTTATCTTATACGATTGGACAAAGTGCTATTATAGCAAACAGCGTAGGTAATGATATGACTGGTCCTGTTATTTCATATAACAGCGGAACAGGAGCCTTATCTGTAAATGTAACTACAACTAATGGTAGTGGTACATTTTCTTCATGGAGTGTAAACTTGGCTGGTGCATCTGGTGGTGCTGGATCATCTGGTACTTCTGGATCATCTGGTACAACAGGTACTACAGGAACTTCTGGATCAACTGGAACTAGTGGCACAACAGGTACAAGTGGTACAAGTGCATCTAGTGGTACAAGTGGATCTAACGGATCAAGTGGTTCTTCTGGTACAACAGGAACAAGTGGTACAGCTGGTACTTCTGGTGTAAATGGTACACGAGGTACATCTGGAACTGCTGGAGTAAATGGAACATCTGGTACAGCAGGTACTAGTGGTACAGTAGGTACTAGTGGTACAAGTGGTACAAATGGAACTGCTGGTACTAATGGATCTTCTGGTACAAGTGGTACAAATGGAACTAGTGGAACAAATGGCTCTAGTGGTACATCAGGTACAACTGGCACATCTGGTACTTCTGGAACAAACGGTACATCAGGAACTGATGGATCTAATGGGACAAGTGGAACAAATGGTTCTAATGGAACAAGTGGTACAACAGGCACTAGTGGAACAACAGGTACTAGTGGAACAACAGGTACAACAGGAACTAGCGGAACAACTGGTACTACTGGAACTAGTGGTACTGTTGGAACATCTGGTACAACTGGTACTAGTGGAACAACTGGCACATCTGGTACAAATGGAACAACTGGTGCAAATGGTTCTAATGGAACAACTGGTGCAAATGGCACTAGTGGTACAGCTGGTACATCTGGAACCAATGGTACAACTGGTGCAAATGGCACTAGCGGTATATCTGGTACAAGTGGAATAAACGGTGATAGATATCAAACAACTTCAACAACTGCATTTACTCTTGGTAATAATGGTGCTATAACAGTAGCAACAGGACTTGCTTATACAGCAGCTCAAGTTATTCGTATTGTATACGATGCTACTCACTACCAAGATTCTTTAATTATATCTTACAACGCTATAAATGGAGCCTTATCTTTTGATACTCCTACCACTACAGTTGGCTCAGGAACATTTAGTTCTTGGACAGTTAACTTAGCTGGAGCTAGTGGGGGTAATGGATCTAGTGGAATAAGTGGATCTAATGGTACATCTGGTGCTAAAGGTACTAGTGGTACAACAGGAACATCAGGCACAAACGGTACTTCTGGTAATGCAGGTACTTCTGGAACTAATGGTACAACAGGGACATCTGGTACAACAGGAACCTCTGGTACTACAGGTACATCAGGTACAAATGGTACATCTGGTACAAATGGTACATCAGGAGAAAAGGGTACATCAGGTACAACTGGAACTAGTGGGACAACTGGAACTAGTGGTACAAATGGTACATCTGGTGGAAATGGTACTTCAGGTACTAGTGGTACTTCTGGAACAAATGGTACAAATGGAACCAATGGATCTAATGGAACTTCTGGGTTGCAGGGTGTGAGTGGAACTTCAGGAACTAGTGCTATATTAGGTTCATTAACTACTACAGGAAATTCAGGTCCTTCAACTTTAGTTGGAAGTACGCTAAATGTTCCTGAATATACTTTAGCTGGATTAGGAGGTGTGCCTAGCAGAATCCAATCTAACTGGAATGATAGCACTGTAATTAATAATGTTATAGGATTATTAAGTTGGAAAAACTATGGTAATAGTCATGTTATTTTTGATGCGTCTAGTGGCTTATCTCCAAGTGGAACAAGTGTAAATCAAACTAATTCAACTACAGCATGGACAGCACAATATCCTACATTAATGGGATGGAATGGCTCAGGTACATATGGAGTAAGAGTAGACTCTGCAAGATTAGCTGACTTAGCAGGTGCTTTGACCAGTATGAATATTTCTCAATTTACTAATGATTCTTTATATATAACATCTTCAGGTAGAGCTTATCCAAGAAGAAGTGATGGTGGTGATTTAAATTTTTATTGGTCTGGTCAAGCTGGTCAACCAACTTGGTTATGGGGTGGTAATGATGGAGTTAATATGTATGTTTA